GAAACGGCAGCATAGATGTAATCGCCAATATCTTCAGCAGTAATCTTCTTGTTTGCAGTTGCCGAAGCATCATAAACAAGGAATTCGTCTGCATCAGCAAGTGATGTCAGAGCAGTTGCACCAGTGATATCAGCAACGATAGCAACTTGGTTGTCTGAAACTGTTGTCTTGACACCAGCTGAACCAGCAAAAGTCAGAGTTCCACCAGTCGAGAAGGAATCCGTATTTGGAGTTCCTTGGTTATCGCTGATTGTGAACGAAGACGAAGCAGGTGAGGAGAATGCGAGTTGACCTGAACCGTTTGTGGTAAGGATCTGACCGTTTGTACCGTCTGCGGTTGGAAGGATCAGAGTAAGGTCAGCAGCCAGTGTATCGGCTGCCTTAAGAGTTACTTTGTTGGAACCATTATTTGTTCCTTCAGCAAAGGTTGCTTTGCCACCAACTGTTGTGGTTGCATCGATAAGACGCGCATCAACCTTGTCTGTGAAATACTTACCACCGACGGCATGAATTGCGGCAGAACCGCCTTCCACTGATTCGATGTAAAGTTTTGCACTTGCGCCGCTGTTGCTGGCGTCCTGTGCATATGCCATTTCACCTTCTAGGAGAGCGGATGTTGCTGGAGCAGTTGCGCCTGCACTTCTTTTAATTTGAATAATTGTTGACATTTAGACTATTCCTTTTGGTTGCCTTAGTTTGTTTTAATACGTTCCGCCATCAATGGCATCAAGGATAACAGTAGTTGAAGGGTTTACTGCTTCCCATTTTAGTGTCTCTGAGTTATAAACCAATGTATATCCATCCTGTAATCCTGCTGCGTCAACATTCGCCAAGGTCTCCACTTTTTGGGCTCCGCGGGTGCTAACTATACTCGTATTTATAGTTTTAGAATTTGGAACGGTTACTTTAATAGCCATTATTTTGTTACCTCTGGATTAACTACTACAATTCCTTCGAGAACTCTGATAGTTTCTTCATCGCTCACTACTTCAATATCGTAAACATATCTTCCTGCTTTAATTTCGGAAGTTTCTTCTGCCGTCAAAGATATAGTTACTTCGCCATCCAAGGGAGAAGTAATATCTGTGGTAAAATCTATTGCGGTGTTTGTATAAAAAGACCTACGCATCTGCGATGCGCCAGTGTAGTCCGAAAGATCTTTTGCATCTCCGTATTGATCACTGACTTCTATAGTAAAACTAAAGGTCGTTCCCTGATCAATATAAATATTTTGAACCTGCGCCATAAGAACCCTTATAAATGTATTTGAACTTATTTATAATTTTAGGTGAACTATGAAAACGATATTGATGCTAAAATATGGCACAAAATATTCCAAAGAAGATGTAGATCGTATTATCGAGGCCACTGGTGGCAAGTATAATTATGCCTGTATAACCGACGATACTACTCTTGATCCAAGAGTTAAAATAATTCCATTACCAGAAGACGTTGACGGAACTTTTATTAAAATATGGATGTATGGATTAGAAGACTTGGGTGATGTTCTTTACTTCGACCTCGATATTAGAATACAAAAAGATATCGATAATCTGTGGAATTATCTTGACGAACGCCCAACTATATGCTATACTTATTGGAAGGATATAAGTTGGGTGGATAAAAATGCTCGTTCTTATAGCGAACAATACTTGAGTAACTATAATTCTAGTGCCGTTTTATGGCGCTCTGGTAGTCCAAAAGCCAAAGAGATTTGGGAACATTTTGAAAAAGACATGGACTATTATATGATCAAGTATTGGGGTGACGATAGATTTCTATGGCACGAGAATTTTGATTTTAAGTGGTTTCCAAAAGGCGAGTTTTATTCTTTTCTCTATGGTGCAGACTACTACGACCCAGAGAAGAGAATTGTAGACAGATACCGACCAGAGTATACAGTATGTTTACTCAATGGTTTAGATTATTTTCCGGGATATGATAAGAAATATGATGAACTTTCTAACAATTAAATGGGGTGACAAATACTCATCTGATTATGTGAACAATCTATATCACATGGTAAAAAAGAATTATACCGGAGAGTTTAGATTTATTTGTTATACGGATGATGCCACTAACCTAGAGTGTGAAGTTCATCCTATTCCAGATGATGACTTACTACACCCAAAATATTACTTTGGAAAAGAAGCATTTTGTTTTGATAGAGCCAAGTTTTTAATTTTTAATTCAGAAGAATGGCTAGATTGCGAAGAAGAAGATAAGTTCTGCTATTTGGATTTGGATGTAGTAGTTCAAAATAACATCGATGAGATTGATATCTTGGCCGAGAAACCTAGAATAATTCACTGCTTATGGCAGCCAGAAAATCAAATAGATGATAGGTTCTTCATCGAAACAAGAGGTACATTTTTCAACTCTAGTATGATGCTTTGGTCATATGGCCAATGCCGTCATATATATTATGACGTTTATGAGAACAGTGAAATAGTTTTCAAAACATTTTTTAAGGGTAGTGATAACTATCATTATTGGCGTCAAAGAGACTTCTGGAAAAACATTCCAGAAAGTTGGGTATACTCTTGGAACAGAGGACGATATTATCCAGATGATGTAGTGCGTTTTAAATTTAGAGATGATGCCAAAATCTGCTTATTTAATACAGATAATGTTCCTCATCCATCTACTAAAGATCACGTTGAATTATCTGAATGTCATGACAAAAATATTATTGGATTGTGGAAATGAGAGTCAATTACGTTTGTTGTAAATGGGGTACCAAATACGATGCCGAGTTTGTCAACCGACTTTATCGGATGGCAAAGAAGCATACTCCAGATAATTTTGAGTTTCACTTCTATTGCTATACAGATAACAGTGAGGGATTTGACGCCGAGATTAAAGTCATCGACTTCCCAAATATTCCCAACATCCATCCGAAATACTGGTTTGGTTCAGATGATTTCAAATACGGTATGGCACGTTGTTGGGACAGACCAAAGACCTTCATCTTCAATACACACAACTTCGCAGAAGATAACCCCACTGGAAGGTTTGTCTTTTTCGACCTTGATGTCATCATACAAAATGATTTGTCGCCAATCATCACTTACGACCTAGAGAATCCTACCAAGTTGCGGTCATGGTGGCAAGACCCTAGACCCATGAAGTCTCGTAACTTTAAGTTATCTCATGGTGCATACACCAATGGTAGTTGTATGGTGTGGTCAGACGTTCAAACAGAATGTATCTGGCAGGATGTTCTAGAACATCAAGAGCGTATTTGGTTTACATTTACCGACGGAACAGACAACTATCACAGTTGGCGATGGGGCGACTTTGGTAATACTCCTCTATGGAAACATTTTCCTAATACTTTTGCATACTCATACAATCGCGGTCGCGACTGGCAAGAAGACGATTTGGAAGTCGCTAAATATAGAAAAGACTGTATACTATGTGTCTTCAATGTAGATTTACTTCCATTCCAAGACAATAGACGCGGTAAAGTGAAACAGGAATCCTTGGTTGATTCTGATTTGTTAGAGCATTGGAATGTTTAATGATTAATATCTACACGGTAAAATGGGGGTTCAAATATGATTCAGAACATGTTAATCGTGTTCTTGAACAATGTAGAGAACACATAACAACAGATTTTAATTTTTACTGCTTGACAGAACATCCAATTGGATTACACCCAGAAGTTGTTGTAATTCCGCTTCCAGCGGATAATTACTACGAGAAATGGTGGAATAAATTATATCTGTTTGATAGAAGAGTTGTGCCACAATATGGAGAAAAACTATTTCTTGACCTAGATATTGGCATTCAAAATAACATCGATTGCATTGTAGACCACGACCCAGAAGATGGTCTAACATTTGTTCGCACCCACTGGCATAACATGAAGAAAATGAAACGTGATACGCAAGATATTCCTCGTGCATACACCGACCTAAATTCTAGCGTGTTAAGATGGAATGATAGATTAGATACTGATAAGATTACCAAATTTGTTACAGATTATCCAGATCAAATGTTTTTTCATTATCGCGGTCTTGATAATCTTTTCGGACACAAAAGAGAAAATCTTTTAAAAATTAATTTTTTCCCAGACGGTTGGGTATACAGTTACAACTACGGATACATGTGGCCAATTGACGTAAGGGAACAAGTCCTTCGTGAAGAACCACTTATCTGTCTATATGATTCAATGGAAAGACCACAAGATGTTAAACTATAATTTTTTGAATAATCATCGGTATTGGGGTGAAGGGTTGGATAAAATTGCCCATGAAATGCCACACAAGCATGAAGATTTTCGCAAATCTATGAATCCAAATACCATGGAGGCTGCAATCTGGATGGTAGAACAATTGCAGAAAGTTAAGATGCCGGATAAGAAATTAGATATCACAGTTTTAAATTCTTGGTTAGGAATTCCTTTGATTCCCTTGTTGTGTGAAAACTTAGAAATTAGAAAATTGAATCTGATAGACATTGATGACGATGCATTAGAACTTTCCAAAGTTTTTAACAGACACTATTCTGAAACAGGAGTAGAATTGGACCATATTAACTGGGATATTCCGTTTGCATACCATGACATCAATGCGCTAGGAACAGATATTTTAATTTCGCTCGGATGTGAAACGATGTATCCGCTAAAGAAAATGACAACAGCAAATCCAGATTGTATATTTGCCTGCCAGTCATCAAATGTTTTTAGAGAAATGTATGGCATCAACTGTGTTCCTACGATTGAAGACCATATCGAAAACGTTGGAATAAATAGTGTTATATACCAGGGTCAGATTGAACAGTCTTATTGGTCATGGGATGGTAAAGTAGACTTTGATAGATTTATGGTAATAGGAAGGAAGTAATATGGGAAGAGTGAGAGTTGTTGCACCACCACCTCAAGATTATATACCAGAACCTTTGGTGCCACTAGTACCACCACCTGCGCCCTGGATGGAGTCTCCATCTGAGGAAGTAGTTGTGGAAGAGTGGGTCGATGAAAACTTTCAAGAAGAAATTATCGAAGTTGAGATTAATGAACCTTCTCAAGAAGAACTTGAGAGGGAACGAATCGCACAAGAAAAGCACGAAGAATTACAGAAACAAAAACTTGCAGTAGAAGAAGAAACGAAAGCCGCGGCAGAAATAATTGCTAAAGCAAAAGAGATTTTAGAAAATCCTCCAGTGAGAATTGAGACAGTAACAGAAACAGTTATAGAAACTGTTCACGTTACAGATCCAAAATTAGTAGAAGAATTACAAATTCTCAAAGAGGAAAACGAAAAACTTGCCAGAGAAAATGACAGAGCAGCAAAAGCAAAAGAAGAACAAATTTTAAAGGCGCGACAACAGGCAACTGATCAACGCAGCAATCAACACATGATTCAATTAAACATGACGCCAAAAATTCCATCGTTAATTAGTAAAATCAAAACATTATTTCGAAATCGCCGAATTAAGTCTGCTACTAATGTTGGAATTAAAAACTATGAAACTGCAATCCTAGAGCGAGCAAGAATTGCAGTTCCCAAGTTATTGGATGATATTGAAAACATGCACGAACAGTTGACCATTCTAGAAGACCTACTCACAAAATACAGTGAAGTTAAAAGCAATCAAGAAAGGTGAGTGGTATCCTCACCCGTAATATCTTCAACCATCGATTTCCAGAGGTCCTCATGGGGAATGACATAACCGAGAGTGAGACGCTTGCTGCGACTTCCAGCGCAATGATAGAAGACTTTATCAGGCTCACTCCGCCTACCGAAGTAGCCGACCTTGACCGACCATCCCTTGGGGTCCCAAAGAGTGACCATTTCTTTTGTTATTGGATCTAAATATCTAAAGTAACCGCCATTCTCTTCTGTGTTATAAGAAAGAAGAATGTTATAGCCGCTTGCATTCCAGTTTGTGTGCCAGCCCATAAATCCATTCTCTGGATAATAAACATGAACCGCGTTGTTCTTAGCACCTAGAAACGAAATTAATTCACGATTAAGTTTCTGTTGCTTCTCGCGGTGAGTGGTCGGAACAGAATCTACCATTCCGATATCACAACAGAAAGCGGTTTCTGGATACCCCTCATGTTCACCGTCTTTACCGACTAGTTCATTCATATACTTTTCAGAAGTGCCAGTATCGATATCAAATCCTCGGCGTCTATCTGGCTCTCTCAATTTGTCGTGGTCTGTTTGCGAAAAGAACCACTCCGCATAAGGAGTAAGAATTTCCAGAAGTTCTGGATTTATATTTTTAGAAACCTTCATTATTTGTCCAATACGGATGGCGGTAACGTATAGTGATAGATGACAATCTCTTGTCCTTGCAATTCTTCTTGTTTATAACCAATGACAAAATTCCACTTTGCATCTGGATCAGGAAATCTTCCTGTCTTTACACCCATATCCCCATAAGTCAATAAGCGCCACATTGTAAATGTGTCCCACTGTAGTGCTTCTTTTGGATAGTGCTGTCTGTCGTAGCCGGGTTCATTCTGCTTACAATATTCGCCCCACCAAGCACTCATCAATTTGAGTGTTTGTTCATTATTACGATAGACAAATAGACCGCAATGCTCCGTCATTTCCTCTGTTTCGGAAAGTTTAGTTAGTGCAGCGTTATACGGACGATTGGCAGTAAAGATTACATCCACATCATCTGGTATCTGTTCAAAGATTTTTCGAATATCGTCGTGCTGAACTTCTGTATCACAGTCCATATAAACTGTCAAGTCATATGGAGTTTTATCTAGGGCCCATAGTTTGGCCCTCTTGTGATACGGAACACCATATGTGATGATATTCTCAAAGATTGCGTAATCTTCTGGTTCCACCCATTCTGCATGAGTGAATAAAGTAATCTTTGCTTCTGGCCAATAGTCTAGAAGTGATAGTGCAGAGTTTTTCGCGGCTCTATAGTAACCTCTACGAAGAGATGCTACGTAAACAAATCCGTTATTCTGCATTCTTTTCTTCTTCCATGATAAGCATGGTAGCATATGCCATAACTTCAAGCGCAGACTTCGATCTACGGATCTTAGTTTTTAAGGCTTTGTTCGTGGAATTTTTTATAATAGCTACTTCAAAGGCTTCTAGCTTTGCCTCGAAAAGAGTCTCGTCTTTACGGCGCTGTTGATCGACCTTCGATCTTTCCATACGCTGGCGAACTTCTTCGGTGCGGCGTTCTTCGCGAAGTCGAGTATTTTCATCAATATCTTCTTCAGTAAACTTTTCCATAATAGCAATATAGTCTGGATTGCCACCTTCACCTGATACAGATGCTGGTAGTCTCTTACCATCTGGATAGATGATAATTACCATTACTTGCTGTAGTTCTTTATTTAACCAAAAAGGTTCTTCGTAATCTTTAGTTTCGACAATAACGGCCGAATCCAATACGATGGCGTCTTCATCCACAATCATTCAACTCTCCATAAAAAGAAATAATATAAAGTATATAGTATAGTTTAAGCAGTGCGAACCCAGAGAGATACTGTTGATACGGTATCTTTAGTTGCTTGAATTGTATCGCCCGCATATGTGCCAGAATAGGAACCTGTGTAAGTTCTGTTACCAGAATAACTTCCTGAGTAAGTTCTCGAACCAGCAAATGAGTTCGCGTATGTGCCAGAATAAGTTCTGTTACCAGAATAGTTAGCTGAGTATGTTCGCGAACCAGAATACGTTGAGGTGTATGAACCCGCATAGACTCCTGAATATGCTACGTTGGCATAAGTTCTGGTACCAGCGAATGAACCAGCAAAGTTAGTTGATGCCGAAACATAGCCCGCATTGGCGTAAGTTCTGCTACCAGCGAAAGTACCACCAACAAAACCACCGTAATATAGAATATAGTTGGCAGAATATGTTCTTGAACCGGCAAATGATCTAGTACCAGCGAAGTTGGTCACATATGAGCCGGTATATGTTCGCGAACCTGAGTATGTGTTTGTTCTGTTACCGGCAAACGATGATGCATATGCGGCGTTTGAGTATGTTCTAGACCCAGCATATGCTACGTTAGAATATGTTCTGGTACCAGCAAAAGTATTTGCATATCCCGCTGGTGTATAAGTTCTAGTCCCAGCATATGCTACGTTAGAATATGTTCTAGTACCAGCATATGAGCCGGTATAGTTTACAGACGCGACTTGTTCACGAGTATCAGAAGCTGAACCCATGCTAACCCAAGTGCCAGGAGATGGCGATGATGCTTGGATCTTATATGTACCAATACTGGTGCTGATAATACGATTTCTGAAATAAGGAATCATTTCCTGAATTTCAGTATCGGTCATTTGCTTTACGTTATTGCCACTATATGTTTTCAGTGGACGAAGATCGGCATTCGGTGATGTTGTAGCCGCAGTCTTCTGCCAAAGATAATAAGTTGTGTTACCACCATTTGCAACGTCAGTAATTGTATAGCGCGAGGTCCATGTACCGCCACTTGGCGCCGAACCAGCAAGACGATACTGACCTGCAGTATACTCTGATTCAGTAACCATTGCTGTGACCGCTTGGTCAATAATATCATTGCGGATCTGAGCATCTGTCATTTGCTGAATTGCAGCGTCATATTGCAGCGGACGATTTGTTATTGTACCAGTATCATTAGCAGTAATTTGCTTTGCATAATACGTTACGGTGTCTACAGCACCAGTAGCAGGGTGAGTACCAGTCGCTTCTGTTCTGTCAGTATCAACAAATGTGCCGATTGCGGTACCAGAAAGTGCGTTTGCTGTATCAATATTGAGGTCGGCGGTGTTAGAACCATTACCTACTGCACCGGCAAATCCTACTGTGATCTTATTAGCAATATAATTTTTAACTTCCACATTTGACATGGTTTGCAAACCCTGAAAGTTTGCAGAAGTAATCGGTGTAGTAGATGCTTTGAGCTTTAAAGGGTTCATTTTCTATAACCTTAATTTAGTCTTGTGCCGCTTGAATCAAATACCAACAGAGGTGTCAGTGAATACCAATCTGTAGCATCCTTAGCAACAAAAGTAGCAGATGAACCAGCAGCTACCGTGATAGCAACGTTAACCGTTCCGCCATTGATTTTGTCTGATACATTTGGGTAAACTAGAAGATTTGTTGCAGTAGTATTAACAACTGTATAAGTCAACGAGGCGGCGGCTGTTGGAAGTTTGACACCTGCTCCAGAACCTACTGTAGTGATAATATTGTAAACATCCGAAAGTTCTGTTGCTCCAGACTGGTTTGTTCCTGCCGCAGAAACTGTAGCCGAGATGGAAGGCTTTAGATCACCCGTTAGAGTAAGATTACCAAACGTAGGATTATCACCCGATTGATACTTGTCAGTATTAAGATTGTTGAAGTTATTATCAACTTCGGTATTTGTAAGTGGCGACCCCTTTACGGATCTAAGTGTAATTGTGGCCATATCTATCTACCTTGGTTCTGTAATATTTGCTGCAACAACAATTTGATATCTAGCATCTCTTGTTTCACACTATTTATATCATTTTCAAATTGTCGAAGCTGATTTGTTTGTTCTCTATCTTTGTTTTTTCTAGCTTTGTATGCTGATAATCCAGCAACATCGGTAGAAATAATGGCTTTTGAATGGCCATCTCTAACATATTTAGTTGTGTCGTCCAGATGATATCTTTGTCTCATGTTATACCTGTAGAGCTATTGCACGAAGTTCACGACATTTTGGAACAACACTGGTTTGATTTGAAAGAAGAACTACTTTAACTGCGAAAGTTTTGTAGCCCGTGTAAGTTACGCCGTCAGTGGTATATTCCAATACGCCATCACCATTCAATTCGGTCGATGGAATATCATATGTATACTCAATGAAACTGGATGAAGTGACAGTCGGCGGAGTAGTTGTTAATTCGATCCAATCTTTTTCTTCAAACGGTGCGGGATCACTTTGATGTAGGAATCTACCATATACCTTTACGTCTGTTCCATTTGGAACATACTGACTTAGATATACTCTAAGGTCTTCTGCTTCTTGTCCGTCATCTAGAACAACTTGACGAGAAACATACTTTGATCTTGCTTCACCGATACCAATATCTTCGTCTGTCGCATCATTATTAACATCGTTTGCGATTGCAATCATAGAACATTTTCTAAGATCAATAACAGGCGAAACAGTAGACGTTTGGGATCTCATACCAAGTTGAATTTTAAACGACTTGTCTCCATCGAGATCGTTTTGCTCATTTGAATATGAACGAATAGCAGCATCGATGGTCAATTCCGTCGTTTTATCTGGCACAAAATTCTCATATGTTGTCGATGCTTCTGTTTCGGAACCAGTATTTGTCGTGGCAGAATATGAAAAAATGAGTTGGCATGGAGTATGATCCATATATGCAAGATTGGCACCCAATGCATTCAACACTTTATCTTCAAGTTCTGCTATTAGAGCATGAGAAGAGCCGTTGCCTACTCGGTCATTGACAGTGAAGTTTCCACTCTCAACATAAATCTTAGCCACGTTGTATAGAGTATCGTAAGTATGAGCAAAACCGGAATTGAGAGTAACACCTATATTTGCATTCGATCCACCAGTCATAGTCAAAGTTGGATTGCTGGTGTATCCGGCGCCGGGATTTGTCACTGCTACATTAGTCACTGCACCGCCGGTAACAGTAACTGCAACCGTAGCATTCGTTCCGCCTGTGGCTATTCCACCACTTAATGTGCGGGCAACAACAGTTGTAACTGTGTATGTTAGACCGGTTAGCGTGCCAGCAGTAGTTACGATTGCGTCACCAGATTGAGTTGTTAGCGTGAATCCAGTAACTGCGCCAACCGAACCGGTAACAGCAGAAACCTTATAGACAGTTCCTGTCGCATAACCAGATATTGTAGCAGTACCACCCCGAGTACCAGTGATAGTTACAAGATCACCAACAACAAGTTTCGAAGCGCCGCAAGTAAACTGGCCTGCGGTTCCAGAAACAGCTACAGTAGCAACAAGGGCACTACCATAACCAGTGCCTGCGTTGATTATATTAAACGAGAATCCATGAATTTTATCACCAGGAGAAAATTCAGAACTTGAGAAAGAATCAAATTTTGCGTAATCGATATCATGTGTATTCAGTGCGACCGTACCAGTTGTGTCGATTTCAAAGTTTGCTCTCTGTAAACTAAACTTAATATCTTCTGCCTGCCATGCGGTCCAAGTTCTGTTGTTCGCAGATGTGAATAAAACACCGACATTAGGCTGTTCTGAAATACGAGTTGTTGTGTTGAGTTGGTCTTCGCCCAATTCAGACACCCAAATTTCATAGTTAGGGTCATTACCCGCAGGAAGAAGAACAAAACAATATTCAGTATTGTTTTGTAAGAATACTGGCGACGGGAAAGTAAACTTAGTTGACGTATCACCATTTTCGGCATCGATGTTTACCTGACCAGGAGATAGTGTTACTTCACCAAAAGGAATTACTCTATCACCCGGATAACCATTTATGACTTCGCGGAGTTGCATCGTGATAGGATTTGTCAAAGATTTTTTCTTAAAGAAAACATCCAGTGAGGTCACATAACATCCAAACGGCACTTCCGAAACTATAAACGTCTGAGCGATTGGATCCATTCTCCAGCGCATAAAGTCTGTTGGGAATATAAAGTCATCAAATACGACTTCTGCTGCCGGCTGAACAATCGGCGAAGGGTCAGGAGCAGTTGGCGGAGTGACATTCGTGACATTTGTGATATTATTAGTAACGTTGGTCACAGATGTATTATTGATATTTTGTGTAACCTGAGTGACTTCGGTAACATTTGTCGTGTTATTAATTGTTGTAAACGTATTATTCACAACAGTTGTTTGAACAACACCAACTGCTCTTTCACCTAGTCGATTTGTTGTCGTATTGCTATCGGAAACTGATCTGCTATCTGAGAGGTTCACTGCTGCCACGTTGGCAACTCTTGTCGAGATTACAGTATCTTGGACACTTTGTGATAAACCATTTGCAGAGAATGTCATTGATGCAGAGGTAGTAATAAACTTAGCTCTATTTTTAGAATCATCTGCAAGTCTGAATAGCTTTTCTCCAACACGGAAAGTACCAGCAGGAATTCTGAATTGACCAAAGCATTCACCCGATGCATTCGTGATTAGCGGATCGCCATAATCACCAGTTGCTAGGGATGAGTTTTGAACAGAATTTGTTGTGCCACTAACAATACCAGACAGTGGACGACAATGATCCTCAACAGTAGCGCCATCAAAGAATGGATAAACACGAGAAAGCGGCTTCATTCTCGTTGCTTTAAACGTTACTATAATAGAACGCATAAACGGAATAATAGAAGTATTTGTTACTCTAGGACCAATTCTCTGAGTTTGCGTTTCCGGTGTTACCGAGAGTTGGACGCCTTGGCGAGTTTGTCTTTGTTCTGTTGTAGTCGTTACAATAGCAATATCTTCTTGGAAAAGAGTATCGCCTCGTATTGCAGTGTTACCTGCCGCAACCTGTATATTTGTAGAAACTCTACCAGTTCCGGTATCTTGCCAATCTTCCCACTGGGTACCCCATGCATCGGCAAGAGTTTCCCATGCATCATAGTTACCATCAAAGTTAGCAGAAATATCAGGAAGTGTTGCGGTATCGGTCCAGTTATCGACTGGCGGGTCAAGTTCCATATCACCGATATATGTGAACAGAAGTTCACCGGTGCAATTACGGAACTTAGATGCTTGCAACTGGCTTATCATTGTATATTCTACATACGGCAGTGTCAGTAGATCACCAGTTTTTGTAATGTTAGTGGAGTTTGTTGAATCGTATTGTAGATCCACATTTTCCATAAAGAAAAATGGACGCATTTCTTTTGCGGTAGGATCGATAGCAATATGGTATTCATTACTTAAAACATTACCGACATTATGACCAGTGAAAGCATCCACAAGAATACCATTCTTGAAGCGATCTAAGCCATTGGTATCTGTAATGCTTAAATCACTGGCAGATTTTTCCAGTAAATTTAGCGAAGTGTAGTATTCCAGTCGATTCAGTCGTTGTTCTAGCTGACCAATATCGCGCATTGTATAACGACGATTATCAATCGTCTTATACTTAACCCCATAATCCGGTCTACCCACAGATTTAGCAACGTTGGGTGCCAGCGAAGGATATGGAGGAATATCCACAATCGCAATAGACAGAGAATTCTCTGGTTCTATCGGTTCAACGGGAGATAAGGAAGAGACACCATATACAGAGGAGAATACACCCTCGTCGTCCATAACAATTCTATCTTTACGTCCTAGATAATACTCAATGTCTGTAGTAAATTGTTCTGTCGGGAAAGGCGTAATAATTGCAAGACCAGTAGGACCACTTGGTGAAGAACCTACTGCAGGATTAACTGTCGCTGAGCCAGGACTTGTAGTGAATGTAATAGTATCATCCCAGCGAGGACGAAAATCTAGTGTGTCGCGAAGATCATATGTGACCCCGGAAGTTGTAGAGGTATAAATTGGAATTTGTTCTGTGCGAATTTTACCCGCAGGTGTCGTTTCGTCATCTACAGGATATGAATCAACAGTGTAGAAGTTGTATACAGTAGATGGAGAACCGCCATGAGTAAAGTAGTCAAATGTCACAACCAACTTTTTGTCTGTTAGCGTAAGACTTGTACCCGGCTTTTTTACAATTCTGGCGTTTGCGTAGAAGCCGTCTCGTTGACCAGTATCGAAGTTGAACAGCGAAGTTACATCTGTTCCGTCTGCCTGAATAGCTGCCGCGGTCTCATCGAAATCACCAATCTTTACCGTGCGAAGTTTGTAACCATCAGACGCACCCAAATTATATGTGCCTGTAGTGTTGCCACTATCTTCGGTATCCAGAACAACTACTGCGCTTTCTTTAAGTTCCTTAGTTACTTTATTTGCGTTAGCAACTTGTACCTTACAGTGAACGCGAATGTTTGTGGCCGCGCTGATTGCTCCAGGGAAAGTTATTGTAATCTGTGTTCCAGTATTAGTTACAGTTACACTAGCAGTAGATTGTAGATTTAATACTGAACCGATTTCATATGCCACACTATTAATAGTGCAAGCGGCCTTAGTAGTAATGAGGATATTATCTAGAATTTCTGTGTTAGTTAGTGTTCCAACCGTAAACGGAAAACTCTCGGGTGAACTTACCGAGAATGTAATAGTGTTGCTGCTATCAATAGTATCATCAAACTGCTTGCTATAAACAAAACTGTTATCAACGGAAACAGGATTTGTAGTCTTCAATGCTCTAGCAGGAAACTTGAAAAGAAGGCTGTTGAACTTACTCTCGTATAGGTATGCTTTGCTATCTACCAGAACAACGTTTGCATGGCCGTCGGCGGTTGTATCATAGTAAACACCCTTAACATCTTCGAAGTTATATGAGGATGTCATTTGAATGTCGTAGAGATACATACGGAATTGCGTATTATATGCGCCAGGTGTGCCAGTCTCGTGAACAATATGGCGGACTCTAGCTGTACCGATTTGTGATCCTGGTGCCGCCGTGGCAGATTGTGCGCCACCCGTTGGAGAACCAGAAGTACCAATAGCGTTGGCGGCGGTACCGCGAAGAGATACAGTATCACCCGCTGCAATATCCCAGTTACCGCAGAAGTTGTCTACTAGAATATAGCTACCAAATGCAGTAGAGATAGGAACTTCATTTACAACCTTAGTTGTATTTCCTTTTGGAACAACTATATATTCTGTTTGCCTGGTTTCGTATGCATAACCGCGAACATATGCTTTACCGGCTTCGATACCAATTGCTAAAAGCGTCTCATCACCGCCCGCTGCGGGGGTGGTCGCATTGTATGGTATTAGACCATTATTAGTTCCTGTGTCAAGGTGTTCTTTGATTAAAATAGGAAACGCTTTTACAGTATAGTTGCCCGATTCATCGAAAGTGCGTTTTGCAAGATTGCGACCAAGGTCGGCATAAATGCGGTCTTCGTTTACAGTATTTTGTAACTTACCACCAACAATTGATATATACTCTGAGAAACCGTCGTCTGGCGTGGCATCTAGCGCATATTTTGCAAGAGATGCTGTTGTTACATATCTATCGGCACCAGGCGCTGCATAGTTAAATGTACCCTGTGCAGGATCCAAAAGATCGGGGTCAGTTTCATGTGTAACAATACTTTCTACAATCTCGAACCCAACTCTAAAGTAAGGGTATGAATTATATTTTAGTAGTTCGAGAGTAGTTTTAGTAAAAGGAAGAAACTTACCATCTAGAAAAATAATACCATCATCTAGAGTTACGAATGACCCTCTACCATAATAATAATTACCTTCTTCAAAAGTATCATCTACTACAAAAGTATCAGTAACTTGATCGCCGGTTTCAGATTCTATTACACGAATTGTTTCACCTGGAGAAAAGTGAACTGCGTCCGTGGATCCATCGCCCGTAAGATATCTCAAATAAAGTGTGTTAAGATCAGGTGAGTCGGCTTCCGAGCCGCCGATGGCATAAATAATTTCTGCTTGTATCGAAGATGTTAAGCCAATTACTTTAGCACCGACATAATCTTCAATATCTTGAATCAAAAATCCAGAAGCATCTTCATCTAGAACTTTAATGAAGTCCCGTGCGGTGTCTAGTTTGAACTCACAACCTGCAACTACAGAACCATTTTTAAAAACATGGTTGCCAAATTTTCCAACCTGATCTTGAAGAATGGATTGAAGTTGTGTTAATTCTCTTGCCTGAACAGCATAACCCGGCTTGAACAGAATTCTATTGTAATTGTTTGCAATCGCATCCGCAGCATCATCATAATACGGGGATACATTTAAGTCCAAGGCCATGTGTAACTTCTCTCTTAAAAGTTAATAACTGTTCTAATCTTTTCTACTTGATCTGCTTGTCTATTAATAGGCAGACGATTTTCTATATAAAGAATCTCACCTGTAGTATTAATAACATCCGGACTAGTTAGACTATTTATAGTCAATCCAGTAACGCTCGTTCTATTATTTGTCAAAACAGAATCTACTGTGATAACTGGAATTACGGGAAGAAGATATACTTGATCTGTAGCTTCTTTAATCTGAGCAACAATAAATCTTCCGCCACCGTCTGTCGAAATGGAATCATCGTTAGAATAAACGGTGGTATCATCGACTGTAATTACATAACAGGTAGTGCCAGTGTCTGCCATAAAATTCGCCAGTTCATCGTCCAATGGATTTTTAACTATACCAAGTTGACGATAATCGTTATTGTAAAAATAATCAGTTGTGTCATTTGTCAAATTGACTGAAAGACAAACTGTTTTGGCATAAAGTTCTTTAACAGGATTTGCGCCATGTCCATAATATGGGGAAACAGTTGCAGTGGCGGTAGCACCAGAGCCAAAGCCTAGAATATTATTAAATGATATCTCTGCAAAGGTATATCCTGTACCCGGGTTAGTAACATCAACACGTTCAATTCTACCCAATTCATCTATAAATGCCACTGCTTCCGCGCCAGATCCGTCACCGGATATGGTAACAAGAACGTCTCCTGAAGAATAATTCTGTCCAATTTGCAGTAAATTAATTCTATCTACCGTGCCTGGAACTGCGGCGGCTTCAATACTTTCTTGAACCAGAGATACTGGAATACTACCTAGAGATACTTCTGCGGTAGCACCAGCACCCGTTTCATTATCAACAATTTCAATATATGCAAATGAATAACCATATCCCGCATTGGTGATGTTAATATCTGTAATTGCACCCGTGGTAACTACCGGAACCGCTGTAGCTCCTACCCCGTCACCATGAATAAGAACTGTCGGTAAATCTCCTGAAACGTATCCTGAACCACCAGAAGTTACGGTGATATCATCAATTTCGCCATTGATGTCGAATAACGGAACACCTACTCCTGCCATCTTACGAACTGGAATAAAATCTGGAGTAAGAAACTTCAATTCATCTGAGGCTTCAATTCTAAACATGTATTTCCATACATATCCATCTGGAAGTATGAATGCATTAGTGGTATCTGTGCTGTTAGGTCTATTAAAACTTGGCGCACCATCGTTATTGTTTAAACACTTGTATACACGCATATCATCTGTCAGAACATAGAAGTCCTTGGTTGACAAATCATCTACATCATCGTAATGATCATAAATGGTACCAGCTACCCAATCGATACGACGAATCATCATAACAGCATCCGAGGCTTGGACACGCTTAACAAACATCATATTCCTATGTGTTTGGCTATTATAAGACTCGGTATCAAGTGGGTCTTCTGGTGTGTCAGTCGGTGACCATTGCGTGGTTTTACCCACGAAGAAATAAAAGAAGTCGTTCTCGTTAACTACGTCACGATAGAAACTTCTTGCTAGTTCATTTCTAGCCAATGTTCTTAGCAATAGAGCCACAGTTTATTACCTATTATTCTACAGTGACAGTCCAAGTGATTGTCATCGAGTCACCTGCAGCCTTGTTGATAACTGCAAACTCGGTACGGCAAAGCATTGTGCCACCGGATGATGCATTGAAAATGCCTGCTTCTGTAACTGCGCCCGTACCTGTACCCGCAGCGAACGATGCAATATAAGCAACCGAGTTACCTGTAACCGTTGTAGAAGTTAGCGATACGCGACCCAGTTGTGTCTGTAGGGCAGTATCAGCCGGGGCAGGGTCAGTTGTACCCGAACCGATTGCCATGTGAGTCATTGCTGTTGCCGTGGCATCTTTCATGCGCGAAGCGATGTAGTCTAGACCTGTATCAACAACAAGGTTAGTAACATTAAGTTCTTGCTTTAGATTGCCGTTTTCGTCTGTAAGGACAATACCTAGGGTACCCTTAGCAGTCAAGAAATCTGTTTTTCTCATGAGATATTATACCTTCTTCCTGTGTTAAATCGAATTGTTACTTCCAACGTAATCGCCTGCTTCATAAGCGCCAGAAGTGTAATCATATGACCAATAGTCTTGTATATTTATACTGCCAGAATCATTTGCATTTTGAGTTTCGCTTATATTCTTCGTTATATCTGTATTGACCAGTTCCGTAGAATGAGCGGTATCTAATGCATCGTTAAAAAGTGCATATACGGGATCAATAGAATTGACTGTATCAATTGCCGTCACGGTTTCGTTGATAACCTTAGTGATTACCATATATGGTATACTATCACCGGAAGCCACTGTTTCTGTTAGACCCTTTGCAACTTCGATTGATGCATTATCAATTGCAGATAGAATAATATCTGCCTCTGTGATGTAATCTTCTGCGAAATAATCTCCTAAAAGATATGGAGCTGCAGTATCAATCGTTTTATCAACAAATTTGTCGAAGTCAGATATCAAACTATCTGACATACCCATTGTAGATTCGCTTACTACTCTTTCGAATCCAAAATAGATATTATCATCGGTGGTAAGTGGAATATCCAGCAGGGTTTTACCCACATCAAAGGTATCAATGATATCACTTGTTACCGGAGTATCAACCACACTCTTACCAACAGAAAAATTGTTAAGAATATCAGAAGAAGTAACAATATCATCACCAGATATATGCTCAAAGGTAGTTCCTCCGATTGAAAGATAATAACCAAATGGCATTGTAGCACCAGAAATAATAGTAATAGCACCTCCGCTATCGATACTAATAGTCATAGTATAAAGACCACCACCACCGGTTATTTCAAAAGTAGTACCATAAAGTGCGCTGGCATTATCAAACGGAGTAACATAAGAAAATGATACGTTCTTACCGACATGAGATACATGTTGCTCCTCGGCAAGATATGTATCATTAAGTGTCTTCCTAAAGTCTACTGCAATATCATAACTTACACCAAGAATTTCTACTGCTCGAACAATTTCAACTGGGAATTCATAGAAGTGAATTGGTTGACGAGCAACTTCAAACGAAGCACCAAGCTCTAGGGTGCTACCTAGTAATAGTTCACTGAATATGGCCATACCGGCTGGGTGAACAGTGTTTTTCACCATTGTCATCCAGTTAACAGATGGCACCTTTGAGCGAAGAACATACGAATAATTCTGGTAATAGTAATTGTCTTGGAGTTTATTAACATCCGACAACATACCTTGACGATTCTGGAATCCTTCTTGTATCGAAGTTATTGCTCCAGTAGTGAATCTAAGAACACAATTTGATCCAGATGTCGATGTTATCGTAGCTGTAAATGTCTGTGCTTCAAATCCACTACCACTTGAGAAGATTCTTACCTTTGTAGGTCTTCCTTGAGCATTAACGCTATCAATAATAACACTGGCTCTATTATCTACGCCGAACTGAACGTAATCACCCGCGAAATAATTTAGAGACGTATCTGGGAAACTGAATACATATTGCCCAGTTGATCCGCTTTCGGAAATTGAGTATACTTCACCCTGTAAGAAGCCGTAATTCGGTGTGCCAGAAATACTAACAATGTCTACGGTATCTGTAATGCTACGAGTAAGATAACCATACTTATCCGCAAACTCATCAATATAAACAAACGACCTTATGCTATCGGTGCTAAAGGATACGATAGTGGATTCTTCTGCGTATCCAGTACCTCCTGTTAACATCGAAACATATTCAATACCACCGGTAGCATTTAGATG